CTAATTCAATTAATAGAAGATACATTTAATGGTGATAGAAAAGATAAATTACTTCAAATGTATGAACAACTTAAAGGTAAGATGATGTTTGCTCCAGCATCTGGAACAGAACATTTTCATAGTTGTTATCCAGGTGGTTATATACAACATGTACTAAATATAGTTGATGTTGCAAAAGATATAAAAGATGTGTGGTATAATAATGGTGCATATGTAGATGATTATACTGAAGAGGAATTGATATTTGCGGCATTACATCATGACTTGGGTAAGACTGGTGATTTGGAGAATGACAATTATGTACCAAATGATTCAGAATGGCATAGAAAAAATCAAGGAAAGATATATGTAACTAATCCTGAATTACAATATATGTCACCACCCGATAGAGGTATTTGGATTTTAAATCAATTTGGAATTCAAATGACTATTAATGAAATGTTAGGAATAAAATTAGCAGATGGAATGTATGATGATGGTAATATTAAATATTTTAAGACTTATAGCAAAGATACTACTCTTAAATCTAATTTACCATATGTAATTCATCATGCTGATATGACAGTTACAAGAATAGAATATGAAGAATGGTTACATTCAGATAAAGAAGTTACTTTGAATATTAAATCAAAAACTACAGAACAAGTTAAAAAAGAAAAAGAACAAGTAGACAATCTCAAAAATAAATTTGATGAGTTGTTCGCATAGGAGATAAGTTATGTGGTGGTGGATATTAACGGTATTATTCTTTTTAATTAGTGTGGGTTCATCTACATTAGTATATTTTTCATTAAGAAGAATAAATCAATATGAAAGTCTAATTGTAGAGTTTCAAAATATAATTGAGTTCGCAACAACTAAAATGAAACAGGTTGATGCTAAAGGGCATTACGAATCTGATGATGAAACCGGATTTTTCTTTCAACAACTAAAAGAGCTACAGGAGTTATTAAATGGAATCTTTGAAAACGAAGAAACAGAGGAGAATAGTAGTGCCGAAAAAGAAAAAAGCTAAAAAGAAATTATATTTTGATATGGATGTTCAAGATGCTATTGTAAGATATAATGCATTAGATCCAGATGAAAATCAAGCTGAACGAAATAAAATATATGGTGAAGAAATACATACGGCTTTTGATAAACTCTGTGAAAATATAATTAACACATTTAAGTTTGAATATTTTGATGATGTCTATGTTGATGTTAAACACGAAGTATTGGCCTTTCTTGTAATGAATATGCATAAATATGACCACACAAAAGGTTCAAAGGCGTTTAGTTATTTTTCAGTAGTAGCTAAAAATTATTTGATACTACATAATAATGCCAACTATAAAAAATATAAAAAACATACTGGTATAGAAATATTAAATTCAAAATCAATTGGTAATAGTAAAGAGAATTATTTTATAGAATTTACCGATGAAATTATAGATTATTTTGAAAATAATATTAATAGATTATTTAAAAATAAAAGAGATATCGATGTAGCATATGCAATTGTAGAATTAATGAAACGTAGAGATGATATTGAAAATTTTAATAAAAAGGCATTATATGTTCTTATTAGAGAAATGACAAATATTGAAACTTCCTATATAACTAAAGTTGTAAATGTATTTAAAAAAGAATATAAATGGTTAGTAAATGAGTTTGAAACTAAGGGTATAATAGAAGATAAAAAAAATAAATTTTTTGATTAATACAATTTATTAAAACGATATAATAACCCCACATTAAAGTGGGGTTTTTTATTTCCTCTACATTTTGGTAAATTTTATATTTATATATGATTAGTTATATCCATAATTACAATATTAGGAGAAAAATGTGAAATCAAAAGACGAAATATTCGAGGGTAAATCATTTCAAGATTTAACTCACGATATTTATAAGAATACAACCGACAGAAAGGACCAGATAGATTTACTTATATCTGAAATACATGGATTCATTACAACAATAGATGATGTTATATTGGTTGCTCCAATTATAAAGGAGTATATGGATGTAGCTGTAAAGAATGATGAACACCTTGTTAAACTTGCCGGTGTTATACAAAGAATTATAGCTAAATCATCTGGTGGAGATGAAGAATCATTCTTACTATCAGATGCCGAAAAAGAAGATTTAATATCAGCTCTTCAAGAAGATGTAGAAGATATCCAAAGAGAGGCCGATAAGATAGATGCACTAAAGGAAAAATCACCAAATCTGAGAGAGAATTAATATGGGTTCTACTTTTACAACAATGCCGGAAGCATATGATCAAACTTCCATCTTTGGTACTAAAAAACCAATGCCTGTATATCTACAGTTTGTACCGGGTGTTGTAGTAAAGACGGCACCAGCACAAGATAATTTAATGTATAAAGGTGACTTAAAAAAAATTAGTAGTATTATAGCCATGCCACATGAAACCAATTTGGGTGTAAGAAAACCATCTGAGGCTGGAGAGGAATTTAGATATTATCCTTTACTTAGAGGTATTCAAGAAACCCCAACGGTAGGTGATCCAGTTTTATTGTGTACTTTTGCAAAAACAAATTATTATATAGGACCACTAAATACACATGGTAGTCCCACTTTTAATGAAGATGTATTTAAAAGTAATTATATTAAATCATCTTTTAATAGTGTAGTAAAAAGTGAAGGTTCGTTAAAAAGTGATCTTTTTGTAGATGATTATCCAGCAAAAAGAATGCAAAAATGGAGAAATCCAATATTAGATATACCATCACTTATTAATAAGAAATCTGCAGATTCTTCCGCGTTTGATACTATTCATGGTGATATGTTATTTGAAGGTAGACATGGTAATAGTATTAGAATTGGTAGTAGACATATAAATCCATATATAATCATATCTAATGGTAGATTGTCTACCGGTAAACCAGTAGAGACTACATTAGATGGAACAATTTTAGCGATATTAGAAAAAGGTAGTATCAGAAATCATTTTAATTTTGATAATAATGATTATAAATTTAAATTAGCAGATGATGAGATACCAAAAGTTAATAATAGTATTTCAAAAACATTTAATAAACCACTTGGACACGGTGGTTCTGGAAAAATAAAACCAGAAGCTTCGGGCCCTACTTTTAATTCAGACAATGAAATATATAACTATAAAGAGAATCAATTTTTTTTATCATCTGATAGAATAACATTTAATTCTAGAAAGGAAAGTATATTTGTATCTGCCCGTGAACATATTCATATTGGATCTGGAAATTCTATGACATTTTCTACCAGTAAAAATATTTTTACAGAGGCGCATGAGAGTATTGTAACTAATACTAAAGGGCAATTTGAAGTTAATGCGGATGCAGTTTGGATAGATGGTGTAAAAAGAATTGTACTTGGGAATCCATTAGCGAATGATTCTATTGAACCGGCCGTACTTGGAGAGTCACTTGTAATTCAATTGAGTAATATACTTTGGTTAATGAAAGAGATGTGTTATATAACATCAAATGCTATTGAAGCTAAAGATGGTCTTCCGGGTGGATCATTGGAGACTATGGGAGAAGTACTGGAATCAATAAATGATATGTTTGGTATGACACCAAATCCCATTCCAATGGTAGGAGAATATCCAAAGAAAATATCAGATTTGATATTGAGTAAGAAAGTAAAATTAAAAAGATAGGAGAGGGTGAGTGGAATTAGTAGCATTAAAACAACTTGATGTCAGTGGTTGGAATAAAAAAATTAAAACTTTGGAAACTCTTGCAAATACAAATATAAATTCTCAGGATGCCGTTAATGCAAAAATACCCGGAGTTAAAAGTCCTGCAAAAAAAGTGAACGATGAAATTAAAAAAGGTGCAAAAAAGCAAATTAAAGATACAAAAAAAATAGTTGATAATATATTAATTGGTGTTATGACCGGGGTGGGTATTGCAGCCGCCGCTTCCGCAGCATCATCGAAACTTAGAGCCCCAACCATGCCGGGAGCCCCAACCATGCCGGGAGCCCCAACCATGCCGGGAGCACCAACCATGCCGGGAGCACCAAC